CATCGTCAATACATCATTAGCAGAGAAAATCCAATATGCTACAGGTGCATTTTCTCCCTGTTCTTTGATCATACTATCGACACGATCTTTGAGTTGCTTGAGAGTGTAGTTCATGATTTGAATGAATGAGTGTTAGTTAGTGTGAGGTGAGTAAGTGTTACTTATGAATTCATATCAATCCAAGTCTTTGCACCATAGCAATCGATAATCTCATCTTTCAAATCTTCCATATTATAATCTTTAAGATTTTGTTCAATACTTTCAACCGCAAAAGTAATCAACGAATCCATATCCATTCCTTCTACAATCATCTCTGCATAAGCATTCTTGAGTTGATCGATTTGATTGATAGTCATCATTTGTGATTGTGATTGAAGTTTGTGAAGATGGGTTTTGATTAGTGACATAATCACCAGCGAGTTTGAATCAGTGCAGAATTGAAAAGTTGTGGTTCTAGGTGCATATCAGTCACTTCATACTTATAACCCTCAACACGACTATCAACCTCTTTCTCAAATGATTCTTTGTTGATGTAGGACTTAGATTGCACCTTGTCACAGAATGTAACTGTCTTATACATTAGACGCTCGCTGATAGTTCCATCAGAATACTTGACAGGGTAGAAGTCAACAACCATGTGAGCGCCGTTTGCTGTGAGTTGCATGTTGAGAAGTGATGCTTACAATACTATGACAGTTTAGAGGTGAGTAACATTATACTCACCTTAATTAACGAATATAAAGAAATCCACCGAAACGATCACAGATCTCAGGATAGTCTGAGAGTTGATCAATTTGAAATCTAACACCTTTTGCAGGTGCTTTTAAGTTGGCAGGTTTATAACATTCTCCAGTTTTTCGATCAACAAACATCCAAATAGTTCCACCACTACGTGAATTATATTCCCCATTCTTTCCTGTTACATCACATGCTTTAATTGAAATATATTTACGACCAGGGAAAATAAACAATTTACGCCAAAATGTAGATTCAGATTCAATTGCATCAACATACCAACTATTGTTCAATGTTTCTACAAGAGATTCAGTTAAGAATTCTGATCTAGTTTGAGTAAGCATGATCATTTAAGAATGGAGAGAAAAAAATACTTAAGGCCTTGGGTTGACACCTATCACTTTTGCTTTAGGATTACGTGCTATTGCTGTTTCTCTTGCGTCTTCATAATTTGCTGCCTGTACTTCTTCAGTGAAGACTTTACCAGCAACATACAACTTGACTTCGTATTTCATGATGTTAGATAGTGAGGTGAATGATGAATCAGAAAGGGTTAGACCAGGATTCGTACTTCTTCATGGTGATGTAACCTTCCTTGCAAAGTGAGTCAGTAAAGTATGACCACTCTTCACGCTTTGCAATAGAATCAGTCGCACGTTTTGTGCCCATAGTGCTCCATTTCCAATTGTAACGGAATTGCTCTAGTGCTTGTGCTTTAGTGATGGTTCGCATCGGTTGAATTCCTTTGACTCTTTAATAATACACGATTTTAGTGCCCTGTGGGGGTTTGGTGTTCAGTTCGTCAACCGTCACACCATCCCATTACTTCACATCCTGGATCTGATAACATTTCTTCCTTAATACCATTTGCTTTGCATACTTCCCAATCTTCATAGGTACAATCACGAAGGTATTTTCCATCTTTTGTATGCACTGAGGCATATTGTTGAATGTGAAAATCCCACTTGAATCCTTTATCTCTCATCTCTAAATCATCATCATCATTCCAAATGTTCCAATCAATTGGTTCAACATCAATGCCCCTCTCTAATCCATACTTATCCACACATTCATCAGTCAACCACAAATAACCACTGTGATTCTGATCCCAGTTGTAATACTCACCATCAACCTCATCTAACATGTCAAGATCAGATTGTTCTGTTAAATCGTATTCGTGTGTCATGAATGGTTCTCCATAAACTCATCTAGAGTATAATATTCTCCGGTTGATGTTTCTTGAATTAAATCTTCCAATGAATAACACTCCAACTTCATACGATATTCTTCTGGAGTATCATCGTCGGGATCATAATCATCATGGCAGAGATAATCCCACTCATGGACAAGTGCATCAATCAATTGTTCTTTAGTGTATTTTTTATCAGACATTTGCGAATCTACCATTGTTGAAGTTTGCATGTGAGAACTGTTCACGATTGACGAGTTTGAACATACCAAACTCATTGGTCTTGACATAACCCTCACCACCACATTGCTGCTCATCAATGTATGTACTAGGTCCATTATTACGCATCAAAAACAACATGTCATCTTTGATAGACTTGATCAAGAACCAGTAACTAATGAGACGAGAGTTGCTGAATGTTTCAGGTGAAACTTCACGACCTTCACGAATACAAGCATTCAATTCTTTCTTGAGGTTGTTTGCATCGAGTTCGTCAGTAAATGTTACTAACTGGGCCATCTGTCGTGCAAAACCAACAATCTCATCAAAATCTTCATCGACTTGCCAACACCTAGGTTGAACAAACTTACAAGACTCAGTATCATCAAATGTTGGAAAGACATCGCCATCACTTACAACAAACGCATCCTTAAGTTCACCTGTGTTTGTTGCATAGAATGTATGTGGTGCAATGATAATATTCTGATGAATGATTTCATCGAAAACATACGTTATCGTGTTAGGTGTATAAGTATCATCGCCACCAAAACCAATAAAATCGCATTGTATAATACCGGTGAAAGAAGGGAGGCAATCAAAACAATGATGCAGAATTTCAGCAACTGCCCCAGTGTGATTTTGCTCAATTTCTTGATGACTTTCATTGATTTTGATTTTAACTTTGTTGAACACTGATTTTGTTCCCACAAAAAAGTTACCTGTTGCAGGATTCGTGCCCCAAACGATTGCAGGCGCACCATCAATTTTTGCAGAGATTTGACCATCGGAAAGAAACCAATCGAGGATAGAAAGATCACCAGTCAGAATTGAATCTTCTGGGTGTTCGAGGTGTGTGTTCTTCATACCATTAAGACAGTTTAGAGGTGAGTAACAATATTAGATTGGAAGTTTGCCAACTGATTTACCTTTACTGTGCTTTGTAATAAAGTTTAATGCAGATGCACGATTGCGACAAACTTTAAGAATTTTTGCTTGATGAATAATTGCTAATTTTGTACTGCTTCCAGTAACAGGAACAGCAGCATACATCTTAGGATCTTCATATTTACCTATAATAAATCCCATCTCTCCAGGTTTGGGATTTAGAATTGTGTTATTGTTTGATACAACTTTCATCAGTTCCTCATATAAACAAGTTCAATTCCAACTTTAGCATAAGCATCTTCCCAAGTTGTAAAAACTCCTGCTTTTTGATGTGGTACAAGTTTTTTATTCTCTGCTTTTGATACCTTATGAAATTTTCCAAGTTTGTTGTAATAAAGATCTTTTACATATTGTTCAGCATCATCTATATCCGACCAATCAAGCATTAATAATTCTGCTGCCTGAAGTTTGCGTGGATTGATATGTTCTTCACTACATTCATTAAGTCTAATTGATTCTTCTGATTGCCATCCTGTCCACAATAATTCATCTTTCTGTACTGTCGGCAGATACCAAATACCAGCACCACACATTGTTTCAATTTGTTTGGTCGCTTTGGTGTTACCCTGAGCGGCCAGTTGTTTATATTCTGCCTGAACAGATTTGATTACAGTTGCTAATCCTAGAAACTTACTCATCGACGAATCTCACTGATAGCGGGTTGACCTTGATTGAATACAACATCAACAACTGCCTGAACTTTCTTGGCAGTGCTGATGCCAACTCTGTCATAAGTTGGGATGCAAACTAAACCAAATGTCTTCTCACTTCCACCCAAACGAATCACACGACCAATCGACTGACTGATACCAATGTAATCCATATTACGCATGAAGATAACAGCCTCAAGTCCACTGACGTTGATACCCTCAGACAGAATAGAGTGGTGAAGAACAACAAATTTCTTGGTCTTGTCCTTGCCCCAAGTATTCAGGGTGTCAAAGAATACGTCACGATTGACTTTCTTACCATCAATGATTGCACCTGTCTTCGATGTGATTGTCATCCAAGAGTAACCACGTTCAGCAAGTTGCAAGCAGAAATCTGAATGAGTGAAAAGATTGATGATTTGCTTTGTTGTGCGAGCACAGATCAAAGTTTTGTTGATGTTGTTGTCATCGATAGTCTCAATTAGATTGTCACAATCATCAACAAACATTACCTTGCGACCTTTGACCATAGGCAATTGCTTGACTACAACTTTAGGAGGAAGAATATAACCCTGTTCAACTAATTCAGGAGCAGGAACATTACATAGAACCTGTCCATAAACATTTGTCCAGTTCATTCCTGGTTTGTTAATAGCAAGCGAATGTTTGGGGGTTGCAGTAAAGAAGTAACAACGCTCTGAGACATCGCTAAAATGCTCTGTAGCAGGGAAGAAGTTACGTTGGACGCTATTATGTGCCTCATCGAAGTATATGTTGTTCACCTCAATATCTGACTCCATTACACGATGGAGTGAATGATATGTGGTGAAGATGATAACATTCTCACCTGCTGTACGTGCAACATTAGCAAACACATGAATGTTATCTGCTTTTGTTGTGGAATAGTGGTCGGTTTCACCACTATGAACGTGCATGATATGAGTATTGGTTGTATCAATCAACTCAAGGAACTCACTGCACAGTTGTTCAGCTAGTAGGATACGTGGAGCAACAACAACTGTCGTCATTCCGTTGGTGATGTGCTTACAATTCTCAGCAACATCCTGAATCATACAGATAGTTTTGCCACCACCTGTAGGTACAATGATTTGACCCTTGTCGTAGGTGAGCATACTGTTAAGAATGCGTTTCTGATGTGGACGAAGAGTCAGGGTCATTCGTGTTTCATTCATATAAGTATAATACACAAAAAAACCACCCCTGTCAAGGAGTGGTGGACAGTTCTAGAATTGTCTTATATTAAACTTAAGACATTCTTTTGTTCACTCTTCCTAAAATTTTCATTTTACCTTTCTTATCAGGTTGCTGACCAGTTGCTTTCACATATTTGTCAGTTTCTTGCTTCTTCATAATACCTTTCAACATTCTTTCACCTTCACCTCTAATTTTGTCACGTTCTTCTCTAGTTTTACCAGATGCTTTCTGTGGTTTATAGTTAGGTGATACAGTTTCTTTCTTCTTTTTAGTTAAAAGTTGTGATGCAGTTGGTGTTGATTTCTTTTCTGGTGTTGATGATCCAGTTTTCTTTGCTGCTGCTCTTGCTTGTGCTGCCTTTTTACGTTCTGCTTTTACTTTATCAGCATATGATTGTTTAACTTCAGCAGAACCTCTTGCTTTTTCTGGTTGTTGTACTCTTGTAGATGCTTGTTTTTGTTGACCAATATCTTTTCTGTCTTTATATGTTTTTGCAGGAACCATTTTTCCTCCACCTGCAGCTTTCATTCTACGTTTTTCAGGTTCACTTTTCTTTCTATTTGCACCAACTCTTCCACCATCTCCCTGTTTACGAATCTGAGATGATCCCATTACATCGGCATCATAAGCCTCATTAATAAATTGGGTGAAAGTTTTCATGTTGATAGGAACAATTTCCTTTTTTATTTATTAAAACTTCCCCACTACTTAAAGTGGGGAATAATTATATCAACTATCTTCTGGTTCTTGCTCTTTTGGTTTGTTTACTTTAGGACCAACCTGAACACGTTTAGTTTCATAGAAAAAGTTAACTCTTTCACGACGTGTTTGCATCAGTAGATCAAACTTTTCTTGTTGATCTTTAGTGAATCGAAAATCTTGACGACGCCAAGTATCACGAAGATCGCGAATGTGTGACAGGACGTTGACAGTATCAGTTGGAAAGTTCATGATCAAACAGTGTAATCTTTTTGGTTAAATTCGTCGCATTTGACATTCATTTCTGAGTCATTCTCTTCTAGTTCGGTGAAATCAAAAATTTCTCCTGGCATGTCCTGAATTTCGCTCCAAAGGTCGTCCATTTTTGTTGTTGTTTGTGTGAGATGTGTGGAGTTTATCATCAGCAGTAGAGTTGCCAACTGACTCACTTAGGAGTGATGAATGGGTGTCCTGTTCCCCTCCACTCTTTTAATATACAGGGTTTTGGTGGTTTGTGGGAGATTAGTGGACAGTTATTGTGGTGTCCACTGCACGTAGTTTTTTCTTTACATGTTGTTCCCAGAATAGTGCATCTTCAATTCTCAAAAAACTTGCACTATGCTTTGCAAATCCTTTTTTCTTCGGTTTGAGGTAGTTTACTCGGTAAATCATTCCAGTGTCTTAATACTCCAGAAATAATGAAAAAATTAGTAGTGAGCAGACTGACAAATATGATGCTACGAATGATAGCAACATAATTATCATAAGGTTTTGTTTTATCATCACTAAAGCTCCCTAATGAATACTTCCATATCCTCCAAAGTTTCAGCATAACGATTCTTTCTTGTATAAACGTATTCTAATTCTTTCCATTGTTTTGGAAAGCATAATGAGAGTGTGTGAATATATTTGTGTCGTTCAATCTTTGTGTACTCACAATTAGGTTTTGGTCTAATACCAGTTTCAATGGTAATGTAAAGGTCATCACAAAAATATACCCAACCCTCAACGTTTACATACTTTGTCTTCCATCGAACATAGTCATCAACTTGAGGAATATATTTCATAGGAAAGCAGACATTAAAGGGTTTAATTTTAAGGGCATTGCAGTATATGGAGTAGTGTTACATATATCTACCTGAGTTCCACACTTGGTGGAGTTAATAGGCGCCGAATAGCATCGTTTTTTTGTGTTGTAGAAACCCCAAATTGTGCTGACAGGATCACTACTATAAGAATAAGTTGCGTGATGCAAAAGCCAAATAGAAACCACATTTCGCTTGAACTCGCGAACATAGTAGGAGTATCCTTTTGGTTCTTCATGAATAAAATCAGGAGGGAGTTCTAAATTCATTTCTCACGAACAATACGCAAACGCTCTGGACTTAAACCTTCATTCAAAAGTTCAGCATAACGATCTTTTGCCTGTTCTTGAGTTAATCCTACATCATCACGTTCAACAAGTGTCCAACCAGATGTTTCAAGTTCTTCGATTCGATAAAGTTTTTCCATAGTTTTAAGTGGTAAATTCTTCTACAATTTTAGATTCAAGTTGTTCTGCAAGTGCATATGTTCGTGAATTGAGAATATTTTCACGAAGATGGGAGTAGAATTTTTGATTAAAATCTCCCTCATCTGCATCTGTAATGAGATCGAAACACTCATTATCATTTTCTGCAATTACATTCCAGAGACCACCATATTCACTGGATGGAAAGGGAATGTAATGATCTACAATGTAGAAAAATTTTTGTTTCATTGTTTTGAATAGATTACTCTCTAATTATATCAGGAACAGAAGAACTCTGCAAGGTAGTAATCAACAGTAATTTCAAGTTCTTCTGCTTCCTTTTCAATTTGAATCCAGAAATCTTCAGCAAGTTCTTCATACATAATGCTTTCTTGATTTGTCATCATGCAGTTGATGCGTCGTTACACTATAAAAACACTTCAAGGGTGAGTAACTTTATTATCGGGGTTTTTCCACTTCTCTTCTTCCCATTTAACATTCAACTTCTTATCAAATGTCATCAAGAACCTATGCTTTTGACTTCTCTTTCTATATTCTCCTCTTAAACCTTTACCACCACCTCTTGATTTCTTAGTATAAGTTCCATCATCATTTAATATCCAAAAATCAGCAACATTTGCAGATGTCATGCCATAGTATTTGAAATTAGATGCAGCATAGATCACACCTTTGTGAAACTTACCATCAGCATAGGAAAGTATGGCCCTCACATCAACGTCTTTACGAAATTGTTTGATAGATCTTGATACAAACCATGAGGTAATATTATATTCTTCTGCTTGCACATCTGGATGTATGCACAATCTAGACAATTCAAATAATCCGTCCTGCTGATCTCTTTGTAGACCAAATGCAGATACAGCAATCTCAGGAACTGGAATTCCTGTGTATACAATAGCCCCAACACATGTTCCAGTAGGTCTTAAAATACAATCAGGATCACCCTTGAATAATGCATAGTTATGACCTGATCTAAATGTCTTGGAATGATCTTTAAGGTAATGATATGTAAGGAGAAGATGTTCTACTTCTTTTCTTTCTACCTTTTCAATATAATAATCTCCTTTCACTTAACCCCCATCAATCTGACAACCTGCCACTGCACCACCAACAACACCTAAAGGAATTGACCAAATCCAGTTTTCTTTAGTGGACAAAATTCCTCCTGCACCACCACCAAGAATTCCACCAAGAATAGATCCTTCTACACAGGAATTGTCATCAATATCACCCACGTCGGGATATCTTGTTTCATTTCTAGGATAAGTAGGAATTTTAGGAACATATCTATTTCTGCAAGGTACTCTATTTGTTCTATTTTTTACATATCCACCAACCCATTTCCCATAATTGTTATAATAACCAGGAATAAACTCTTCTACATTTTCATAGCAATAGTTTTCATAACGAACACTTCTATGTCCCCCAAATCTAGGGCCTCCAGCATATACAGGAGAAGCAGTTGCACCAATTAGAAGCAAAGTTGCAAGAATTTTCATTATTTTTGTTTAATAATACTAATTTATACTAAAAAAACACCCCTGTCAAGAGGTGTTGTGTCAGTTACTTATCTGTCCTAAATTCTTTTTGGTATGCTGTGACTGCGTAATCACGATACTTCTGAAATTGAGGGACTAAGTATTCATATGCCTGATTGAGGTCTTCCCTGAGTTTATTCCACTCATATTGGTGGATTTGCCAGCGAACCTTGATGTCTTCAATATATTGCTGACGAGAAATAATAACATCGGGTGCTTTTACTTCAGTCGCAACAGGTTGAGAAACAGTAGAAGGTTTCTTGCGAGCACGGGGCATAGAGCGTTGGTTGACTACCCACCTAATATGACACAAAAAAAGAGAGGTCGCAACCCCTCTTGTGACACTATTCAGATTGTCTTGCCTTTTGAACTAGATATTCTGCAAAATCTTCCATTTTATCAGGATGAATGGCCCTAATATCATACTCCTCTACAGCAATCTTCATAGAATCAATTTCATTTTTATTTAATTCTTTACTTTTTGGTAGAGTCACTGGCAATCTCCTGGTATGTGTGAACATCCTAACATAGATGAATCACATTATGTATAACCTTAAGATTCTCTTTCGGTTTTTGTTACAGGAGTTAATGGTTCAATTGATTCCATTTCCCACCATATATCTTCAAAACTAGCATCATCATTATACTCAGAGTAAGAATTAACAACACCTTCTGATTTCCAGAAACTATCCCAATCCTTTTGAGTTGCAGAACTAATCATTTTGTGTTTCCTTTTTCCTCAATTTTTTATCTGCTTTGATGCGTTTCTTCACCAGTTTAGCAAATCTCACATCTTCAGCAGTATACCAGTCGGGATGTTTCTTTGCACGTTTAATAATTTTCTTTGCTGCTTTTTTGTCCTCCATAGCACATACTTTAACTGTATGTACTATTTATTTTAGTAGAGCTCTTCTTCCTTTTCAGTCTCTACTACACAATCACTGGTTGGATAAGATACACACAGTAATGCAAATCCTGCCTCAATCTGATCATCATCCAGGAACGATTGATCGCTCTGATCTACAGTACCACTCACAATCTTACCAGCACAGGAAGAACATGCACCTGCACGACAAGAATATGGAAGATCAATACCAGCTTCTTCTGCGGCATCTAGGATGTATGTATCATCAGGGCAATCAATAATAGTTTCAATGCCATCAGATGATTTAAGTTTGACGGAGTAGTTCATGTACTTGTTTTAACTTTCATGGATATTATATATTACCGGATGAATATTGTCAATCTTATTTGAAAAATCTTGAAATGCATTGATTATTTCAGAGTTTTGTTTTTCTAAATTTTTGACACGTAATTTAAGACTCTTAATCTCATCAAAAATACTATCATCTGTTAAAGGTTTTTTTGAAGGAGAAAAAAATATTTTAATCCAGTTTAACATGTAATTGAAGATAAATTATATGCTATCTATCTTTAGTATCTTTTTTCTCATGAAGTTTTTTAATTGCTTCAATAACTTCAGGAGTTTCTTCCCATTCCCAACTATTTCCCTTAGCATCTAAAACTTTTTTCTTCATTGATCTTCCTCAAATGAAATGTTTGGATTATAACAAGAGAATAATTCATCACCACATTTAATATCTCTTATGGCATAATAATTTTGAGTCATATTAACACCATCAACATACCATTCAACATTAGGTTCTGGAGAATGATTAAACAGAGATCCAACACCCAATCCAATAAAACAATTATCTTTTAAGTTTGCAAGGTATTTTCCTATTCTTTCAGAACTTGGATTGACATCCTCTTGATTTACAATAATAATAGGACACTCTTCAATGAGTTCATACTTTGCAATATCATCATTAGCAAAAACTCCCCATCCTTGAATGGGAGATCTTTTAACTTGTACTTTTGAATTGCGAAATAATTCAGTTTTATATACTGTTGGATTCATTTTCTATCTGTCTTTCTAGTTCATATTTAATTGGATTTAAATGACTGTAGATATAATTTTTCCACTCATTATCTTCTAATAATATAACAATATTTTCAATTTGTGTCAAGGCCATGATTAACTTTTCCTTTTCAGTTTTCATCTTTTTTGTAAACTTTCTGAATTGCTAAAAGTGTATCATAAGGAATCCATGTAGGATTCTCTTCATCAAATTGAACTTGAACCTCAGTAATTACTTCTTCAAGAACTTTACTATAAGTTTTTCTCGTGTTTTTAACTGGTGCTAAAGGATTAATCATTTTATTCAAAAATAGGAAAAGTACGTTGTCTCATCTTTTTAAGATGATTCGGATCATTACCATAGTAACCCATATTCATGTAAATGCAATCAACATAACGCAAGTTTTCTCGATTAATATTGAAAGTAAAGTCATCACAGTATGTTACAATTTCTTGAGGAACATTGACTTGGTTATGATCATAATCAATACTCATAGATTTTAAGTCCAACGTAGATTTTTTAGATGTTTAAGAACTTCTTCACGAACATCCATCAGTTCGTTATAACATTTTTGATTACGAGCACATTGACGAAGTGAATGATCTGGTTTATGTACTGACTCAATAAAGATGTCAAGTCCACGATTCCACTTCTCTTGTTTACTTTCGTTGTCCTCAAGACTATTTTGATCCTTCATTTAATAACCTCCCAGTGATCATCGGATGATTCACTCATCCAAAAAAAGTATTTACCACTGATAGATGCAAGGAAAACTTTACCATCTTGTCGTTTCTCAATACGACAAGAATGCAATAGATCCATTTCATTAGCAAAACGATTCTTTGCCTTAGAGCTCTTTGGTTTTACACAAAGGAATTCGGTCTTCATACTTTGATTAACCTCAACAAAGGTATTCTATAGGAGTTTGGGAATGTTGTCAAGTGGTCGTGTGATAAGGATATTCTATGTAAGACTGTTTAATGCCCCTCTAAGGGCGTTCAGTCTTATTATCCTTAGGATTGTTTTTGATCTAGTAATGGGGGTGTTACAGTCGATTTAAAGCGTGTTTGTCTGTATAGTATAGAGCAATATGAACCAACTTTAGTCTATGGTGTGCAGTACTCAAAGTGTCCATTGACATTATGGATTTAAATTGATAAAATTATAAGATATTTACCAGTTAATAATGATTACCGTATATTGGTCCCCCTGGTATGCAAATAAATCTACATATGATGAAAATTATCTAACTCACTATGGTTTGGATAATGTTTATTCTGATCTATTAGTACATAAAAATAAATCAAATCTTAGAGACAACTTCTTTAACTGCTATGCATTTAAAGATGCACTAAAAAATATGTACTGTTTAAGAAATCCATACTCTGTAAACTTGAGATATGAAAATGATCAGTGCATTTCTAATACTCCACCAAAAGCAGTTTATGATCTTGCGATGACATCAAGAGTTAAATCTCCATCAGTAGAAAATGCATTGACAATTAACTATGGAGTCAGTTGGATATTCTTTGCTGATAAACCTCTGAAGATACAAACAATGCATCCTTATATGCATGGAACAGAGGCAAGTAAGACATCATTCTATGTTCCTGGATCATATGATATTTCAAGATGGTTTCGGCCAGTTGAAGTTGCATGCCAATTATTTCCTGGTGAGAATACATTTAAGTCTGATGAAGGTGAACCACTCATCTATGCAAACTTCTTGACTGATGAAAAGATTCAATTTAAGAAATTTTATCTTAGTCAAGAAATTATTGATCACTCAATGAGTTGTATGAAACTTAAATACTTTAAGTCATTTAAGGCACTAAATTATTTGTATAAGATATTTGTTCAGAGTAAACTAAAAAATAAAATCTTATCAGAGATTAAGAATAACGTTATTGAGGATTAGTGATGTTTAAGAAACAACTGAAGTTGACTGCATATACTTGGGAAAATGATATATTTGTAAATGATAAACCAACATTTAATAAGACAGATCAAACTGAATGGATGAGGTTATTGCAACCAAGTATTGAACAATTTGATCCACCTTCAAATAGTCACATTGAAATAGCAACTGCCAAGAACTGTCCTGGTATTAAAAACTTTATTGGTGGTGGCATTAAGTTTCGTATGTGGTCACATTTGGTTGTAAGAGTTCATCCAAATGGATTTGTAGAAGAACTTCCTGGATCATTCAAGGGAAATAGTCAAGCACCACTATTTGCTCAACATCCTAAAGGCCAATATGAACACATTTACCAAAGAAGTAAAACATCATTCAAATTGAATAGTCCTTGGATTATGGAGTGTAATAAACCAACAAAATTTATGTTTGTTGAATCTCATTATTCAACAAATACTCTAAGAGAAAATAATATTAATATTGCTCCAGGTATCATAGACTTCAAATATCAAAAAGCAACAAACATACACTTGGTTGTTGATGTAAAAAAAGAACCTTATGAATTAGTAATTCCATATGGCACACCTCTTGTTACACTTTTTCCTTTAACTGAGGAAAAAATTAACTTTGACTGTCAATTACTAACTAAAGAAGAATTTGAAAAAATTAATAATTCTTTCCCTAGATGTCCAATGAGAAAATACTATCAGTTAATTAAGAACCTTGGCTAATTTTTGAATCTCTGGTAGATACATATACTCTATTTCACTTTTGCGAAGAGTATCAATTGCATCTTCAATAGTTTCTACTAATGGATCCCCACCAAGATTAAAACTGGTATTGAATAAGATAGGGACATCACTCAGTTTTTCAAACTCTGCAATTAGATTATAGTAATGCTTATTCTGTTCTTCTGTAACAGTTTGAATTCTACAGGTATTGTCTACATGAATGACCGATGGAATAATATTTGCAGTTTCTTCTTTTGCTTCAACAGCATACATCATACTAGGAGATTCATCCATCCCTGCAAGATCAAACCAATCGTGAACTTTTTCTTTTAATACTGAGCATGCAAATGGTCTGAACCATTCACGATGTTTTACATTATTAACAATATCTTTCCCATCTTTAATTGTGGGATCAAATAAAATAGATCTGTTACCTAATGCTCTTGGACCTGCTTCAGATTTCCCTTGAAAAATAGTTACAATATTCCCATCTCTGATTAGTTTAGCAATATCTTTATAAGAAGTATCAACTACATCTATACCATTAAGATCTCTTAGATAGGTGTCTGGATCATATTGTGGACCATAATAAACAGTAGATTGTGATTCTGGTATTCTTCCTGTTGAATGTGCATAATGATACTTTGCAGCACCAATAGATGTACCTCCATCATGTGAAATGGGTTCACAATATATGTTGAGATCTGGAAACTCTTTGATATACTTATAGTTTGCTACACAGTTTAAACCATATCCACCACAAATAATAATATTCGTCTCTCCAGTCAGTTCATGTGCCTTACGAATAAGTTCAACCATACGATCTGAAGTCTCTTCTTGAACTTTGTAAGCAAGATCTTTTTGTATGTCAGTATATTTTCCTGAGTTGTTAAGATCATGCTGTTCATGATCCTTTCTAATTATTTCATACCTAGACAGGTTTATTTGTGCTGCATTTGGATATGTTGGAATGATTAAGTTTCTACTTCCCCAACCATCAACAAAAAAGTTTGGTAGATCATCATTTGGTTTTCCATATGATGCAAGACCCATAAGTTTACCTGCTTCAATAGCTCTAAATCCACAGTATTGTGTCACTGCTTCATACATTTTTGTAAGTCCAGGATACTCTGTTATATGAACCTCCGGTTCAACTTCAGTATATCCAATGGATTCTTTTGTTCCTATGTGTTTATATACAGTTTCAAATTCTGTGTGATTGTTAACTTTAAAAATAGATTCAAACTCATAGCAAGGTTCATTTATATCACCAATCTTTAAGAAACTACCTGCACCATCGGCAATAACACACGCAGCAGTTTTAAATCCAGAATTGTAATAACCACATGCAGCATGCATTTCATGATGGATATTGTCAATGTAATGGGTTTTAAATTCAAATTTCTTTCTTGCAAGTTTTCTTACAAATCCCTCATAAACACTTTCTTGCGTCCATTCAAATATTGGTCCTGATCTATGAGTATGACATATTAATAACTCATCAATATAATCCACATAGTCAAATACTTTTTGAAGACCTAAAAGTGGATCTCCATCATACTTTGCTCTAGATAATCTCTCTTCTTCAAGATAGAAAACAACCTCACCATCAATCAAAAGTGTGGTGCTACCATTATGGCCACGCGCAATAGAAACAATAACTGACATAATTATTCCCCAACTTTTCGTTTGATATGACTTACAATTTTATTTGTAATCTCATCTAGTTCTTGTTTTGTAAAATCCATGCATGTGTCATTATATCTGTCTATGAGTTCTCCATCCAATCCATGTATTCTAATCGGAGAATACTTCTTCTTAACATCTTTCTTTTCTAAGATATTGAAATGATTTGGATATGAAATATTTTCTGCAAATGTTGATCCAAGTATAATACTTCCTGGTGTATTAAAAGCATATGCCATATGCTGTCCAACAGAATCAACTCCAATAAAATAATCTGCAGCCTCTATAATTGCAGACCATTGTCTAATATTTGTATCAACATACATGTTTTGATCATTATCAAATTTAAGTTCACTGAATGTGATTAGATTATATTTTTTTCTTATTTTCTCTGAAATATAAAAATAATCGTCAGTTGATAATGATCGACTAGATGGATCAATAGTATGTCCTGATTTATGAAGAGTGCATCCCCTACCAAAAGGTTGAATGACTACAGTTTTTTTCTTTTTATGATGCTCTTTTACATTATTAATTGCATCTAGTGCATTGATCTCTTCAAGTTTAGATAAAACAATCTTTGGTTTTTCTAAATCTGAATGATCTTCTGTGTTGTTGATTAACTTGTCAAAAGATTCTGATAGTGATCTCTTCTGATTATAATATCCATGCTCTCGATATGGTTCTATCGACACTAAATCATTTGGTTTGATAATATTTTCAAACAAACCTTTGTGATTTAATTCAAAAGCAAGATCCTGAAGTTCTGGATGACCTACAAAAAAATCTATTCCAGATTCTGACAGTATATAAAAATCTGGACCATGCTTTTTATAATATTTTTGTAATGCTGGTAATGCACATATTACTCTACCTGCCCCACCATTTATAACAAAAACTTTCTTCATTCACTGAATAATAATGCTGTACTATGTAGTTGATATTCCTAAAGAAGTTTTTAATCTGATTATTAAATTGCTTTGTAGTCCATCAGTATCTTTAAGATACTGTAAGTAATTACTGAAATCTTCATCTACATGATAAGTAAATGTGCTCTGAGTAACTCCATCAGAAAATTCTATAGGAGTGCTAAATGTTGCAGTCTTAGCAGTATTATCAACTGTTGGATTTCCATTCTCCAATGCATTGATCAGAATTTTTAAGTTGGCATTTACTCCAGTCCAATTATCATATTGTTCACGATTCATCTCAATATCTGCATATAAAGATTCAGATGCTACAGGCTTTGGAAGATCTGCTGGATTAATAGTTTGATCAGGTACTTCAACAGCTGTTGGTGCAGAAGGTGCATTTGCATCAATCTGTGCTTTCAATTCTGCTAGTCTTTCTGATTCTTCTTTTTCTCTTTGAATTCTTTTTGGTTCTTCCTGATTAAAAATTAAATCTTTAATCGCAGAATAATTATCTGATTGAGTATTAATAAATTGATTATCGTAATAATAATCTCCAATTGAAGGTGATCCTGTAGATACTTTTGTCCACTGTAGTCCACTAGTGCTTACAAAATTTTCATCAGTTGTAATATCAATTACAACATCAATCCCATAATTATTTTGTTTTGTTCTTATGTAATTCATTTAATTTCCTCAGTATAATAGTACGACTATGCCACTTCCTGCGGCAGGATATTTTCTATTTCCTCCTCCACCATAACCTGCACTGGTTGTAATACCTGCACCATTGCCATAATTAATATCTGAAATATTAGTGTCATTTTCATCAACTAAAGTTGATGTTGGAATAATGTAATTTTCAGAATAATTGGATGTTTTGTCTTGAATAAATCCTAAATTATGAGTTTTATTATAAAGTATACTTGTGTCAGCTACGTGAGCAAGACCATATGGCATACAAATACACATTGCGTTTCCTGATTGAGCTGAACCAAAATAGAATGTGTATGCGTATCCTATGCATCTATAGCACCAAGTCTCAGATCCAGTTGTTCCTGTAAAAGATGAACAAGTCGAATAGCATCCAGGAACATAATCTACACAAATATATGAGCAACCACTTCCACCAAAACTATAATCATATCCATAATTTTCATATTTATAGCAAATATCTTGGGCACCACCACCAGCACCGCTAGTTCTGGCAACTCCAACATCAGTAACTATTTTTTCTGATCTTCCATCTTTTCCATTATCAGCACTTGTTCCTGCCTGAGCACCAATCCCCATTGGAATTTCATTGTGGAATAACCCTTCTGATGGATCAGCAACTCCGCCAATTGTTTCTGCACCAATAAATCCATGAGTGGATTCTTTTTGGTTTTTACCTAAGAAAATATATTGTGATTTTGTACCACTGGCTACAGTTGCACATAAATTTGATATATTAGTACAAAGATAATAGCATATACACCCACTGATTGACGTACTACCAAATTGACACCCACCGAATGTAGTGTGATATCCTCTATTTGCACATCCACAAGTTACTGTTGGAGTAATCCAACATGCGGATTGATTTCCAGAAACTCCTCCACCCCCACTATTAATAGTATCAAAGCAAGAATCATATAAAAATTGTGGAATTAAAACTCCATCTCCACCTGTTCTGTTAACGTCTCCTCCTGTTGCAGTTCCACCCTTATTATAATATCCAGAGATATTATTTGCATAACCACAAACAGGAAGGGAAAAACCAAAGGCAACTGGATTATCATTTGATGCATCTCTTGCTGTTGAGTTACTAGTACACGCCCAAGTATGTGCGGATTCTGTTGCATTTGCTGCAGATATAGTGGTGAATCCATCACCAGCAACACTACTAGCACTTAAACCACTAACAGATCCAACATTAATTGTTAATGTTTTACCAGGTATTGCTTCATCTGAGGTAAATGTTTTCTCTGAATACGCTCCACCAGCGCCAGTTAAATGACCAGTAAAGCACGTTGAATATGTTTTATTGGGAAATGCAACACCAGAGCAACAATTAGAGGATACATGGCAATATGTCCCTGTTCTATAGCAAGATCCAGCACCAATTACGATTGCTTTTACGTTAGTTGATGTTGCAGGAATATCAAAAGTTGTTGAACCAGGAGTACTAAAAATTTTTACATTTGAAAATACTCCACCACCGCCACTACCGCCGCCACCTCCTCCAGAGGATCCTTTTGTTCTACCAGCTGCGGTTCCTAAAAATCTTCCCATGGTGTTTTACCTCTTATACGGATTCTTCAATTCCATAAACTGCAACAGAAACATCAATTGTTGATGCATATGCAACTACATTTTTAGATGCATTAATAACAATACCTGTTCTTTCTAATACACCCTGAGCACTTAATGCTGCTTCATATTCTATGTATTCTGCATTTACTGGAGTATCACTTGCCGAGACAGCTAGTCTTACTGTGGCAGCTGCCGCAGATCTATTTACGATATTGATATTTGTGACAGCAAGAGTGGATGCTGGTACAGTATAAACGGTATGATTTGTTGATACTGTAGAAATTCCTACTTGCCCTAAGATTCCGGACGCCATGTAAAAAATAGTCTAATCTGTTGTATTTATATTTAACTAGTTAAAAGAACTATGAAAGAATGATTTGGTAGTAACACCACTTCCCTTTTCTTTGATTTCTCCATTAACATCTAATGTTGATGTTGGATTGGATGATTGAATTCCAACACGACTATGTGTTAAGTCAGAAAAGATATTTCCCTTTGATACTAAATTTGCAGATTGTCTTGTTTTTCCCATTTCAGTATCTTTTATTTGTATTTAGATATTGACAGTACCAATTCCAGATCGTAAAGATACTGTGAAAGCAATTCCAGTTATATTTTGAGTAAGAACTCCTGATCTTGTTGCAATTGATAATGCAGCGGCTGGTCCTGCTGCACCAGTTGAACCAATTCCCATTGTATATTCTACAACATCTAATACGTCTCCTTCATTAGCAGCAGTTGCAAGAACAACTGTCGAACCATTGGATGCAATAAATTCAGATCCATTTAATCGAATTCCATTCAAGTAAATATCTACAAATCCTACATTATATCCACCACTAACTGTAAAAGTTTGCTGTCCTTGAGTTGCTGTTACAGTTTTTTCTGCTTTTCCTGGACCTATAGTTTCCTCTTCTTCTGGAGAACTATATGGAGCAGCATCAACCCATACAGATGTTGATCCAATACCTAATGTTGGTTCATCATAATAAACAAATATTCTACCAAAATCTGTACTATACCAAAGATCACCTGATGATGGATCTCCAGGAGCAGTTTGTCCAATAGAAACTGTTGATGATCCACTATCACTTGCGCCAGATGCATCTGTTGGTGCAGCATCAATCCAAACAGATGTTGATCCAATACCTAATGTTGTTTCATCATAGTAGATAAATGTTCTACCTACACTATTATTGTACCAAAGATCACCTGATGATGGTGATTCTGGAGATTCTGTTCCAATAGAAACTGATGCTCCACCTCCTCCAGCAATACTGACATCAATAGTATCAGTAGATGCATTATATTGGAATGTATTACCAGCACCAACAAAGTTCAGAGTTTTTATTGGCCCACTTGCTACACTAGATCCAGCAGAATGAATGCCAAGGTTAAATCCACCACTAGCAGTAACAATTCCAGTAAAATTAGAGTTACCAACGACCTCTAATACTGTCTTACCTTCACTGTAAGAAACAATACCAACTTTGAATTCTCTTTCTTGGCCGCTTAGAAACTTAGACATATCAGTTCAGTGTCTCCAACACACTAACGATGCACTTTAAATTGCTTGCATTATTTGCTGATAGAACGATAACGTCACTTGGTTCTAATACAAGTTTTCCACTTACAAGACTTGCAGTATCATTTGCTGGAACAGGAAATTCTTTTACAATCTCTGTTGTAACAGCAGTTCCTGTTGATGATCTTTCATGAGATACAGTGACTGTATATGTTTCAGATCCTACATTTGCCACTTGAGCGAGTAATACAATGCCACTATACCCAGTAGGTGCAGTGTAAATCCCTACTGGTGATGTTGATGCAACTTTTGTAATTGTTTTGTAATTGTTGAGTGCGAGTGCCATTTTATTAGATTCCTCCTAATGCTAAGATGAGTGGCGTTACGTTTGCATACAAACTCTTTGTATATGCATTACCAGAAATATCACCAGTGCTTTGATTAATTATAACTCCATCACCAATTCTGAAGTTACCTGATTGATCTGTGCTGGTAAATACAACCAAACCACCATCTCTCATATCTATTTCATTTGCCTGGATTGCAACTCCACCTGTAGAAGGTAGAGAATTTGCGATTGTGACACCAGAACCAACATACTCAAATGAATGTCCTGATGCCAGAATGCGACTTTGTTTGAACACAGGTGCTGTAGTTCCAACACCTACTGCATAAGGTACATTTTCAGTGGTTGTTACTGTTGTAATACCATTTGTTGGTGTTGTTGAACTTTGAACTACATAATATTTTGAAATGGTTTCTAATGATAATGATAATCCACTACCACCTCCACCACTAGTAGTAATATTGGGAGTAGAAGTATATCCTCTACCATTTGATAATATATCAACAGAGGTAATAACTCCATTTGTTATTGTTGCTACTGCTTGAGCAGCAATACCCCAACTTTCTGATGGATCATCAATAATCAATGTTGGTGCTGATACATAACCAGAACCACCGTTATTAATAGTTATCTTCTTAACTTCTTTGTATAAATCATCAAAGTATATCACTTGACCATCATAGGGTCTTACTACATTAAGAGAAACAGTTCCACCACTAACATAAGTATGTCCAATCGTAGAAACACCAACATAAGCATCAAATTTAGTTGATGATGCAATACTATTTACAGTGAATACATATCCATTTGTTCCATCTGGGAAAATAGTTGTAGTAATACCAGAATTACCTGAGCAAGTAAATCCAAGACCAGAGATAGTAACACCTGCACCAACTACAAAATTATGATTTGCACTTGTAGTAATAGTTACAATTCCAGCAGCTGCAGTATATTCAGCATTTGATACGTTTAAAGTTGGTGTACTTATATCAATTGCAAAGGTATCTGCATTTACTGCTGAGGCAGATGTAATGATACCTGTAAATTGTAGAGGACCTTTTCCATCAGAAACTAATCCAAAATTACCAAAAGATGAATTAGAATTAGTTAAATCGCATTGTCCACCAGATCCACAATAGATGGCAACATCATTACAGATAGTGAAAACTGAAACTAACTGAGCATATCCTTCGTTTGTAATTGATACTCCAATACCACCTTGATTATACTGAGTGTAACTATCAACAACCATACTCTTAATATTGCCACTAGCAAGAGATCCATCAATTTTCATTCCAATACTATTGGGAACAAAATTAGTACAGTTTTGAATATATGGTGATTGAGTTATATTGCCAGCATGTGATGGACTAAATGCAACCATAGCATTAGTGTTTGAAGATCCTACAAACGAAATATCTGAAATATAATTGCCATTGGTTACATAGAATAAATCTGCATTATTTGAGGGAGTAATAGACACTTCTCTTAGATTGTCACCAGTAATACTAACTTGTTTGGGCAGTGTAATTGGATTATCTTCTGTATAAGCTCCTGCAAGAACTTTAATTACTGTACCAGCAGTTGCAATACCTACTGCAGCTTTAATTGTAAGTTTAGCATTATCAATTGATGTTCCATTATTAGAATCAATACCATCTTTTGCAACGTAGAGAACATTAGGTGCTGAGTTAATACCTGTGGCAGACGCATTGATAGTAACATTATCGCCAAGAATTACTTGACTATTTGTGATAGTAACAATACCAGTGGTGACAGTGTTATTATCGCCATCAATTGTAACAGAACCACTACCAACAGTCAGGATTCCAAGAACCCTAGCATTACCATCAACTAGAAGTGTTGTGTTACCTGTTCCAATATAAACAGTTCCAACACCTGTACTAAATGTGGAAATTCCTGTTACATCAACACCACCAGAAAGAACATCAATTCCAACTCTTGCAGTTACAATACCAACAGAATCAACGTTCTTTACATCTTCATATGTAATTGTTCCACCAACTGAAATATTTCCATCAATGTATTGATCGCCTTGAACATATAAAGCATATTCATCTTTAGCTGTAGTTCCTACACCAACATTCTTTGTGGTATGAATACCGGCAGATCCTACTGCCCATGTACCTGCAGCTCCAACTGTAGATCCAATTGCAGTACTTGCAATACCTACCCACTTAGATCCATTATAAATTAGAAGTTCATTAGTTCCTGTTGTTTGATCAAAAGATACATCATCAAGATCTTTGATAAATCCAGCACCACCTCCACCAATAGTGGCAATTTGCTGTTGAATTCTATTAATAAACAGACGATAGTGATTTTGTAACTGATCAAGAGTTACAAATTTTTTATCCAGAGGTGTTAATGGGTCTGGAGATTTGTGAGAAGGATCTCCTGGAAGATTTGGATTGTCTTCTGTTAATAGAGTCTTCTCATTGAATTTAGAAAGTACATCTTCAATATATGCAACTTTTTCAACTAAAGCCTTATTATTTTTTTCAATAGCATTAAGTTGAAGTCTTCCAAGAACTTCTTGAACTTCTTCTTTAATGTCCTCAATATTCTTATTCTGTTGCTTTAGATGAGTTTCATTGACAGTGAGATTTACTTCTAAATCTTTAACAGTTTGAAGAATGTTTTGTTCTACCTGATCAACTTCTTCTCTTAAATCACCATAATGCTTTGAAGTATTTGTTTCTAAAGATTCTTTTAATTCTCTTACATCCTCAGTAAGAGTTTCTTCAATAAATGAAAAACGATCTGAGAAATCATTAAGTTTGTCAGAGTAACTCTCCAACTTTCTATTTTCATGAATTTCTCTACTCTTAAAATCTTTCTGTAGAGAATTATATGTCTGAGAGATTGAGTTAATCTCTTCTCTTGACTCTTTAATTACTGTTTGAAGATCTTCAATTCTTTCATTAGTCTTCTTATCTACGTTCTCAGACAGTAATTCTACTTTTTCTTTTAATATATTAACTTTTGAGAGAACACTTTCCTCAAGGATTTTTACTTCCTTTTCAGACTTAATTTTAGATTCAATAAGGAGATTATTATATTTTGGAATCTCATTTTCAGTAAAATCCTTTACTGTTGATGTAAGATTTTCAATCTTATCTTTGTAAAAATCAATCGCAGTCTTGATTTTTTCTTCTGTTCTTACTTCAGTTTCAGCAAAAAACTTTTTATATCTTGGAAGTTCTTTTTCTACAAGATTATTTACTTTTTTATTAATATCATCGCTAGTTTCATTGAAGTTATCTTTAACTTCAGCAATAGCATCTTGATTGAGAGTTTCAACACTCTCTAAAACATCACTTTTGATGTTGGATATGTTTTCCTCAACATCACTTTTTAATGATACAAATCGATTATCTATTTTAACTTCAGATTCTGAAATTAATTTTTTGTACTTAGGAACATCTATGCTGAGAAAGGATTCAACAGAATCTGAAAGATTTACAAAATCTCCCTTTATTCCAATGATTGTATCTCTATTAATAGAAGATATTCTGGTTTCAATTTTTGATATCGACTCTTCAACAAAAAGAAGTTGTGCCATCATGGCACTATCTAAATCTTCTTTTTTAATTAAATCTTTAATTTCACTCTTTACTTCAGTAATTTCATTATAAACATTTTCTACTTTTTCTAAATTTTCTTTAAAAGCATCAAATGTTTCAGTAAAATCTGATAATGATTGAATATGTGTTAAATTTGATTTAAATGCATCAAATGCTTCAGAAACATTCTCGATTTTTTCTGGACGTGCAGAAGCATACTCCTCATTTACTTCATCAAGAGGAGTTTTCTTAGTATTTTCAAAAAAATCTGAAGGCTTCTTTAATCCCACTTAGATATATCTCCGTCTGTCATACTATTTATTGTAGTCCTATTCTACCAATAATAAGTATGGTAGTCAAATTAATTAAGTTGTTATGCCTGCTCTTACGAAGGCCATTCCTTCAACTAATCTCGATTTATCTCCAGAACCTGATGTTAAAACGACATCATAATAATATCTTCCTGAATCTAAACTGGTTGTTTGTGTATCTGTTAAAGAAATAGCAACTTCGCCAGTTGAAGAAGTAATTCCTACAGTGAATGATGTTGAATCAGATGCACCATAGTGCTT